TGCGCGATATCCAGAACCAATCGTTCTTGAACCTATTGGCTGCTGGTGCTAATCCGATCTACGGTAAGTATCTCGACACGCAGAAGTTATTCGAGAAAGCCTTGCAGGCGCAGCACATCGACCCGGCTGAGGTGTTCAAGTCAGAGGAAGAGATCGACCGCATCAATGAAGCTGAGAAGCAAGCAGCTACTCAAGGCCCACCGCCTAATCCAGCACTCGAGGTGGCCAAGGTACGTGCTGAGACTGAGATGGCTAAGGTACAGGCTCAGAATGCAGGCGACTTGCAGGAGCTGCAAGTACGTCAAACAATTGCTCAGAAAGACGCTGAGATGCGTATGGCTGAGATGCAGCTGACCCGCGAGATCGAGATGCTGAAGCTGTCCAACACGCAGAACATTTCACTTGAGAAGATCAAGGCCCAGTTGGCAGATACGGCAATCAAAGAGCGCGGTAAGAAGGAACTATTTGCAGCTGAGCAGCAGCTCAAGCTGTCAACCGGATCAGGCATTTAAAGGAAACGATCATGGCATTTAACGCAGCCGACTACACAGACCCTCAAGGCAAGGCGATACCTTGGTATTCACAGACAGCTAACGCAGCATTGCCAGACGCCGCTAAGGCTCGTACGGTTGCTGGCGTGACCAGCGCCACGCCTATCCAGTCGCAGACTGAGGTAGCAGCCGCTAAGGCGGCAGGCACTACAGCTGCTACGACAACGGCAGCGGCGCCTGTGACGGTGGATGGCGGAATCAATCCGGTAGCAGTGGCTGCTAAGCCGCTTACTTTTGGCGAGAAGCAGGCGGCAAAACAGGCGGCAACGAACCAGTTAACCGTAGCGCAAAATGACGTTGCCGGGACCACTGGCCCCACAAAAAACATGGCTAACACGCCTGCGACTATTGAGAAGATGTACAAAAATGTTTTAGGCCGCGCCAGCGATACCGAAGGCGCCAACTATTGGACAAAGAAGTTTGGCGAGGATATCAGCCCCGCCGAAGTGTCGGAGTTTATTAACGCGGCTCGACCTGAACAAGAGGCTAAGGTAGCGACCACTACTACTGACGGCGGTGGCGGTGGCGGCTTTATTGACACCGGCGGCGGCACTTCATGGACCGACTCATCCGAGTACAAGTCAATGCAGTCGCAACTGGCGAAATTGCAAGCAGCTTACGACAAGCTGGCAGCTGGTCAGGGTGGCGGCGGTGATAGCGGCATCGTTACAACCGGCGGCTTGATTGACACGGGTGGCGGCGGTACCAGTGGCGTTGTCTACGGTCCTGACGGCACGATGTACAGCTCAGCAGCTGCGGCTATCTCAGCCGGGGTGACGAACTACACCACTACCAAGCCGTCTATCCCCGGCGCCGGCACAGCAACGGCCGGCGACACCCAAGGGTTTGTCATCCCATCTGGCCAGACAGGTAATACCAACCCGGGTGGATTCATCTCAGGCGCACGTCAGCAAATGTTTACCATGCCAACTACCGCACAATTGCCGGGCGGTATAGCTAATCCATTTGAAATAGGTTAACCGTACATAATCATGCAAATTAGTACAAATAAAAAGTGTTGCGTAAATCGCACAACTGGTATTAGAATTTGCGTGGGGGACTTGCGCCCAAAATTTATTCAAAGCCAGCTTAATGCTGGCTTTTTTGTATCATGAATGATTTCACTTCGGCAACTTGGTTTCAACTCAAACGCTGGGCTGAGGCCGAGCTAACTAAGGCCCGCGAAAAGAATGACGCTGTCGGACTCTCCGATATAGAGACGGCATCATTAAGAGGTGAGATTCGCATGATCAAGAAATTTCTCGACTTGCCAAACGCGGCAACTCGGGGTGTGGTGGCCGGGCCGGATGAATAGTCCCGCTTGGTCGTGTAAGGCAGTAATTACCGGAGAGCAACGTGGAAGAAACACAACTGACAGAAGGGCAAGCGCAACAACTTTGGAATGAAGAGGCTTCAAAGCTTGACGCCGATGCAAACGCATCCGCACTCGAGAATTTTGCCATTGATCCAGTTGAAGAACTGCATCAAGATTTCATTGAAGAAGAGATAGCGGCTGCACCTGAGCCAGAAGCCGATCCACTGGCGGGGTTGTCTGATGTAGTGAGAGCGAAGTTAGCTCAAATTGATCAGCTGGCCGAAGCCAATACTCTACTGCAGCAGCATGTAAAGTCAGCAGAGGGTCGTGTAGCAGCGGTGCAACGTGAGTTCCAAGCAGCGCGTCAAGTGGCATCACAAGAGGCGCCGTCGCAGGGACAGATCGTTAGTGCCGCTAAAAACCCAGAGAAGTGGGACGCGCTCAAGGAAGATTTTCCTGAGTGGGCTGGGGCGATGGAGGAATACGTCGCATCTAAATTGGGCGGCGTGCAACAGCAACCGGGTCTCGACCCAGAAGCAGTCGCCGCTTTTGTGCATCAGCAAGTTGCACAAACCAAAGCTGAGATGGGACGGCTTCTTGAAGAAGCAAGGATCGAAGGAAAGTACGAGGACTGGAAAGACACGGTTAACACAACCGAGTTTGCCCAATGGTTCAGCGTACAAAACCCTGATGTTCGCGCTTTAGCCGATAGCTCGGCCGCCAAGGACGCAATTAAGATGCTGGATATGTATAGCAAAACTAAAGAGCGTTCTGCCTCAGACATTAAACAAGAGCGTGGAGCACGACTGGCAGCTGCCGCGACAGCTCGACCCGGACAGACACGACCGCCCAAGACCTTGGACGACATGTCACCGGATGAGTTATGGAACTACGAAGCCGCAAAGCGCGAAAAGACTAAAGCGCAGCGCGGGTTTTAACTTAATCTTAAAAGGAAACAACAATGTCTATTCAAAATTACGGCACAGTTGCCTCACGTAACTTAATCCGTGCAGCACAGGGCATGCTTGAGCATGCACAACCTATCACCGTTCTGGGCGACTTCGGTACCCAGCGCGAAATGCCACAGAACTCGACAGACACCTTGGTGTTTCGTCGTACGTTGCCATTCGGTGCAAGCACCGTTGGTACCGTGATCGAAGGCTCTAACCGCTACGTCGGCACTCCTGACATCGTCGCTTCGAACTTCGTGCTGGCTGAAGGCGTTACGCCTAACAGCAACACGATCTCGTTCCAAGACGTGTCGGTCCAGTTGCAACAGTACGGTATCCTGTTCAAGTACTCGAGCAAAGTCGAGCAACTGTACGAAGATGACATCCCGGGCGAGATGGTCAAGCTGACCGGCGAGACTCTGGCTGAGGTGATGGAGATGGTTCGCTACGGCGTCCTGAAAGCTGGCTCGACGGTTATCTATGCAAACGGCTCCAGCCGTTCCGCTGTGAACACCGCGATCAGCCTGAACTCGATTCGTAAGTCGGCTCGTACGCTGGAATCGAACCGTTCACGTCGCGTGACTTCGCGTCTCGCACCGGGCGTAAACTTCGGCACCCGCGCTGTCCAGCCTGCATACGTTGTGTTTGTTCACACCGACGCAGTGTCTGACATTCGTAACCTGCCGGGCTTCACCCGCGTTGAAGAGTACGGTTCATTCAAGCCTATCCATGACCGCGAGATCGGTGCATGCGAAGACTTCCGTTTCATCAGCTCGCCGCTGTTGAAGTCCTTCGCTGGTGCTGGCTCCGGTACGCTGAACGGCATGCTGTCTGTCGGCGCTGCAGCCGTTGACGTGTATCCGTTCATCATTATCGGTGAAGATGCTTGGGGTCAAGTTGCTCTGAAAGGTATGTCGGCTATCAAGCCTGTCGTCCTGAAAGCTTCGCAGACTAACCACGCCAACCCACTGGGCCAATTCGGCTACGTTGGTGCTTCGACTTGGTTCGCGACTGTGCGTCTGAACGACGCCTTCATGGCCCGTATCGAAGCTGGTGTGACCGCCCTCTAATGCATAGCCGGGGCTTCGGCCCCGGCATCACCTAAAAGGAACACATCATGGCTGAAAGTATTAACTCCCGCGTAAATCGGCTAGCCGACGGTATCGATAGACAAGAACTTGCACAGCTCTTGGCCTCGATCCTGACCGACTTGACCGCATTGAAGGTCGCACTAAATGCACATACCCACGGTGGCGTCACGACCGGTGCCGGTACTTCCGGTGTCGCAAATGCCAGCACGATGGGCACTTTGAATACAACTTCCTAAATTAAGGAGCACTAAACATGTCCTATAATATTGAACAAGCAAACAGTGGCTATATGGCCCTGACCGCTGGCGGCCTCGCTGCTGGCACCACTGCATCACAATTGAAAACCGTCAACACGGTAACCTATCTGAACAACGGTATCTTCAAGTCGAAGACCGCTGTCGCAGCTATCACTTTGACAGGTACTGCTCTGGCTATTGGCCAAGCTTGCTTGTTCGGTGTTTTCCTTGATGCCGGCGGTAACGTGTACGTTACCCAAGGTCCTATCGTTAACGCTGGCGATCCATGCCCAGTGCCACCTGCTTCGGCTCTTGGCGCTACCGTGATTGGTCTGGCCAAGGTCACCACGACCTCAGCCATCTTCACACCGGGTACCACGCTGCTTGGCACGGGTAACACGGCGTCGTACCTCGACGTCGCTCTCATGCCGGGCACCGCGCAGTAAGTTGCCATCCTCTCCTCTGAGGGTTTTAACAGGCCACCTTCGGGTGGCCTGTTCTTTTGGCGAGCAATCTTTTCATAAAAACGGAGAATAATAATGGCAAAAAAAGACGTAGTACAAGGTATCGAGATTCTGGATGATTCACCTACCGTTGACCCTGTTTCGCAGGTTGTTGACTTTCGTGAGCTCGCATCAAGCGAAGTGTTCATGAACGAGCTGGTCACGGTCTTAGTTCATTCGTCCACAGATGAGAATCAATCGCCGCACGTAATCCTAAATTGCAATGGCACTAACCAGCCAGTCGTTCGTGGTCAGCCGACTATGATTCGTCGCAAGTACTTAGAGATTCTGGCGCGGATGAAGGAAACCAAATACAATCAGCGCACGCCGAACCCGGCAGCGCCTGATCAAATCGAGATGGTAGCTAGACACGGTCTTGCTTATCCATTTGAATTGGTTGACGACAAAAACCCACGCGGCCGTGCTTGGCTGCAGAACGTACTTGCCGAGCCTGCATAATCATGAATTACCTTCAGCTGGTTAACCGAACACGTATCGAGTGCGGTGTCTCGGGGGCGAACTCGCCATTGAACACCGTGCTAAATCTGACTGGCGAAGCGTCACGTATCGCTAGTTGGGTCAACAGTGCGTGGACGGATATCCAGACAGCGAAGGAAGATTGGCAGTGGATGCGTGAACCGTTGCAGTTTAATACGGTCACGCAGCAGCAAATCTACACGCCGACTGAGGTCGGCGTGGCTTCTACTTTTGCGAACTGGAAACGTGACAGCTTCCGCTGCTCATCGGTTGGCCAGTCGTTCAAGGACGAGCAGCTAATGAATTACATGGAGTACAACACCTTCCGTAACTTGTACCAGTACGCAAACATGCGAACTACGTACTCACGGCCTGTGGTTGTTTCCATTACTCCGCCGGACAAAGACCTCGGCTTTGGCGCTATCCCCGATCAGCCTTACGTGATCAGCGGTGAGTACTACGTCAAGCCGGTTGAGTTTGTAACGGACACTGACACGCCTGCAATCGGTTTTCAGGACCGGTTCCACATGGCGATTGTGTACAGAGCGATGATGTACTACGCAGGTTTTGAAGCCGCGTCAGAGGTCTACCAACGCGGCGAACTAGAATTTAAACGGCTGATGAATAGAATTGACATTGATCAGCTGCCGACGCTAGTCAGCGGTCCACCGTTAGCATAAGCATGCCCTTAGCCACTCCTCAAGTTTCGTATGACCTGATCAGGCTCGCAGGCGGGCTAGATCAAGTCACACCGACTTTGTCGCTGCCTCCGGGCGTGCTTCGTCGGTCTGCTAACTTTGAGTGTTCTATCGCTGGCGGCTATTCGCGTATTGAAGGATACGAGCGTTTTGACGGTCACGCTAATCCGTCAGACGCGGTTTATAACGTACTCAGCTGTTCGTTGACAGGCACTGTCATTGTCGGCGATACGGTGACAGGTGTGACGTCGTTGTCGACCGGCAAAGTAATCGCCATCAGCGGTTCGCGTCTGATCATCACCCGTGAGACGATTGGCTTCGTTTCGGGTGAAACGATCACAGTTAGCGCGGTCCCGGTGGGCACGATCTTAGACATCGAGGGTGTTGTAGCCGATGGGCTGCTTGACGCCACGTACACCGGCCTAGCGGCTGACGAGTACCGTACGTCGATTAGCGCAGTGCCGGGCAGCGGTACAGTGTGGGGCGTTGCTTATTACAAGGGCGACGTCTACGCATGGCGGAACAATGCCGGCGGTACAGCGGCCAATATTTACAAGTCAACGTCAGCAGGTTGGGTGCTTGTGCCGCTTGGCTATGAGCTGAAGTTTGACACCGGTACAGTGCTGGTTAATGAAGGCGCCACGGTTACAGGCGCGACTGCTAGTGGGGTTGTTACCCGGGTTGTGCTCGAGTCCGGTAGCTGGTCTGCTGGCACGGCTAAAGGCCGTTTCATCTTTGCGACGATCACCGGCACGTTTGTAGATAACGAGACTTTGTCGGTAAGCGCCACGCCGGTTGCATTGGCAGACGGTACGCAGTCAGCGATTACGCTTTTGCCGAATGGTCACGTTGAGTCAGTCGTTGCTAACTTTGGTGGCGGCACGTCAAACTTCCGTCTGTACGGTACCGATACCGTCAATCGCGCATTTGAATTTGACGGTACGGTCTTTGTGCCAATCAATACCGGCATGGTAGTGGATACGCCAAGGCACCTTGCGTTCCACAAGCAGCATTTGTTTTTATGCTTCGATGCGTCTTTGCAGTTCTCTGCTCTCGGCCTGCCGTACCAATGGACGCCATTGCTTGGCGCTGGCGAGATCGTGATGAATGCTCAAATTACAAATCTGTTGGTACTACCCGGCGATCAGGCGTCTGGCGCCTTGGCGGTTTACACGCGTAACGATACGTCAGTGCTGTACGGCACGAGCTCGGCTAACTTCTCGCTGTCAACATTTAACAGCGGCACTGGCGCGATTGAGCACACGGCGCAGAACATGGACCAAGCTTACGTCCTCGATGATCGAGGTGTTATGAGCTTGGGTACGTCTCTGAACTTCGGTAACTTTGTGCCAGCGTCTTTGACGATGAACATCCGGCCATTCATCCAGCAACACCGTAATCAAGCCATATCAAGTTTAGTTGACCGCGAGAAGGGCCAGTACCGGGTCTTCTTCTCAGACGCGACTGCGCTTTACATGACGATTGTAAACGGCAAGTTGCTAGGTTCAATGCCTATGCAATTCATCCATCCAGCGATGTGCGCTGTTGAAGGTGAGGCGCCAGACGGCACAGCAACTTCTTTCTTTGGATCAACGAACGGGTTTGTGTATCGGTTAGACGCCGGCACAAGTTTCGACGGTGAGGTTATCCCGGCCAACATTAACTTGGTCTACAACAGCGTCAAGTCGCCACGTATTCTGAAACGGTTCCGTAAAGCAAGCGTCGAGATGACAGGCGGATCGTATGCCGAGCTGGCATTTGGATATGACTTGGCTTACCGGTCTATCTATCTTAGCCAAGCGGCCGATCTTGAATACTCGAATGACTTGCGTTCCAGCTATTGGGATGACATGACATGGGACAATTTCGCTTGGGATGGTTCAGACACGTCCCCTTCCGAAATCGAAATACAAGGCACGGCTGAGAACATGGCCATTCGAATCTCTTCGGTGTCGGCCATCATTGAACCGTTTACTGTGAACACGATTATCGTTCACTACACTATGCGTCGAGGACTTCGATAATGCCAAACAGTTATTACAATCATTCGACTTATCCAACACCCAATTCGCCGGGCTCGTCTGCAAGTTTGCGCAATGAGCTGAACCTGATCACGGCCGGCTTTGCTTTGTTACCGACATTGACTGGCAATGCCAATAAACTGGCAACGGTCAATTCAACTGGCACCGCACTAATCGCGTCTTCGAGTGTGCAAGGTCTGACGATCAATAGCAGCACGATTCTTAGCACCACGATTAACGGCGCGCTTAATACGATTACGAACATCGGCCCGGGAAGTTTGACTAGCTCAACGGTCACCATCGGATCGACTAGCATCGCTCTCGGCGCAACGTCTACAACTCTGGCTGGCCTGACAAGTGTTACATCGACCAGCTTTATTGGCACCCTGACCGGCACGGCGACTAACGTCTCAGGTGTTGTGGGGATCGTGAATGGCGGTACAGGGGCCACGACTGCGCTAGGCGCAAGGACCGCAGTCTTGCCGACCTTCTCGGGTAATAACGGTAAGGTCGTTGTTGTTAACTCGACCGGCACTGACATCGAGTACACCACAATCTCGGGCACCGGTACGGTCACCTCGGTTGACGTATCTGGCGGTACTACGGGTCTTACCACTTCCGGTGGTCCTGTTATTAGCTCCGGGACTATCACCCTTGCCGGCACGTTGGCTGCGGCTAATGGCGGTACTGGCCAGAACAGCTACGCTGACGGCGAGCTGCTTATAGGTAACTCGCTTACCAGTGGGTTAACTAAATCCACGCTAACAGCCGGGTCCGGTATTTCGATTACA